CTGATGGAACGCCAATCAAAATTGGGGTTATTGAATATTGGAACAACGAAGTAGAAGGTCTAAAAGAAGATCAAGATGGATTAAATGAATTTTACAGACAATTCCCACGTACTACTAAACATGCTTTTAGAGATGAATCAAAACAATCTTTATTTAATCTAACTAAAATCTATCAACAAATAGATTTCAACGAAGATACTAAAAACGGATTAAGAGTAACAAAAGGAAGCTTTCAATGGGAAAATGGGCATCAAGATACTAGAGTTATATTTATGCCAAATAAAAATGGTAGATTTTTAATTACTTGGGTTCCACCTAATCAATTACAAAACAAAAGATATATAAAAAATGGAGTTAATTATCCAGGTAACGAACATTGTGGTGCTTTTGGATGTGATCCATATGATATATCAGGAACTGTTGATGGTAAAGGTTCTAATGGATCTTTGCATGGTTTAACTAAGTTTAGCATGGAAGAAGTGCCACCAAATCATTTTTTCTTAGAATATATAGCTAGACCACAAACAGCAGAAATATTCTTTGAAGACGTACTAATGGCTTGTGTATTTTATGGTATGCCAATATTAGCAGAAAATAATAAACCTAGATTACTTTACTATTTTAAACGTAGAGGCTATAGAGGTTTTGCAATGAACAGGCCAGATAAAAAAAGAAATAAATTGTCAGTAACAGAAAGAGAAATAGGTGGTATACCTAATTCAAGTGAAGATATTAAACAAGCGCATGCTTCTGCTATAGAAACATACATAGAAACATTTGTTGGTTTAAAAGAAACTGGTTACGGCGATGTTTATTTTCAAAGAACATTAGAAGATTGGGCACAATTTAATATAAATAATAGAACTTCTCACGATGCTTCTATTAGCTCAGGTTTAGCTTTAATGGCTTGTAATAAACATAGATACTCACCAGTTAATAAAATAGAATTAAAACCTGTTGATTTAGGTATTAAAAAATACGACAACAAAGGAACTACATCAAAAATAATAAGTTAAATGAATATATATACTAATACCAATAGCGCTTTCCCTAGTCAAGTAGTGAGTGATGCAGAAAAAGCAAGTTTAGAATATGGAAGTCAAGTAGCTATGGCTATTGAATATGAATGGTTTAGTCAAGGAAGAACAACTGGCAATAGATATTTAACTAATTGGAATCAATTTCATCAATTAAGATTATATGCTCGTGGAGAGCAAAGCATACAAAAATATAAAGATGAGTTATCTATAAATGGTGATTTGTCTTATCTTAATTTAGACTGGCAACCTGTGCCTATACTTTCTAAGTTTGTAGATATAGTTGTTAATGGTATATCTCAAAAAAGCTATGATATAAAAGCTTATGCTCAAGACCCAGCCTCTGTTAAGAAAAGAACTGAATACGCTTCTAGGTTACAAGAAGATATGGTTGCTAAAGAATATTTAGACAGTTTAAAAAACACATTAGGTATTGACTTGTACCAAAGCCCTGATCCTAGTGTTGTTCCAGAAAATAAAGAAGAATTACAACTTCACATGCAACTTAGCTACAAGCAGTCACTTGAAATAGCAGAAGAAGAAGCTATATCAACTGTTTTAGCTCAAAATAAATATGATTTAATTAGACGTAGAATAAACATGGACTTAACAGTTTGTGGTATTGCAGCTAGTAAAACAAACTTTAATACATCTAATGGTGTAACAGTAGATTACGTTGACCCTGCTTATATGGTTTATTCTTATACAGAAGATCCTAATTTTGAAAACGTATATTATGTTGGTGAACTAAAAGCTATAACAATACCTGAACTTAAAAAAGAGTTTCCAGATATTAGTGAAGAAGAATTAAAAAGAATACAATCAATGCCTGGTAATAGATCTTACGTTACTGGTTGGGGAGATTATGATAACAACACTGTTCAAGTTTTATATTTTGATTATAAAACATACCATAATCAAGTGTTTAAAATAAAACAAACAGAACAAGGATTAATGAAAGCTTTAGAAAAGCCAGACACATTTAATCCACCAGAAAATGATAATTTTGAAAGAGTATCAAGATCTATAGAAGTTTTATATAGTGGCGCTAAAGTTTTAGGCACTGACACAATGTTAAAGTGGGAGTTAGCTGAAAACATGACAAGACCTTATGCTGATACTACAAAAGTAGAAATGAATTATTCTATATGTGCACCAAGAATGTATAAAGGTCGTATTGAATCACTTGTAAGTAAATGTATTGGTTTCGCTGACATGATTCAATTGACTCATTTAAAATTACAACAAGTTTTATCTCGTATGGTGCCAGATGGTGTATATTTAGATATGGACGGTTTAGCAGAAGTTGATTTAGGTAACGGCACTAATTACAATCCAGCAGAAGCATTAAACATGTATTTTCAGACAGGTAGTATTGTTGGTAGATCATTAACACAAGACGGTGATATAAATCAAGGTAAAGTTCCAATACAAGAACTTAATAGTTCTAGTGGCCAAGCAAAAATAGGAGCTCTTATACAGACATATCAATATTATTTACAAATGATACGTGATGTAACCGGGCTTAATGAAGCTCGTGACGGTAGCACACCAGATAAAAGTACTTTAGTAGGATTACAAAAAATAGCAGCTAATGCTTCAAACGTTGCAACAAGACATATTAAGCAATCAAGTTTATACATAACTTTAAGAATAGCTGAAAACATAGCGTTAAAATTAGCTGATGCATTACAATTTCCTTTAACAGCTAACTCATTAAAAAACTCTATATCAACTTATAATATACAAACTTTACAAGAGGTTGCTTCATTAAACTTACATGACTTTGGTATATTTTTAGAACTAGAACCAGATGATGAAGAAGTTGCTAAGTTAGAAGAGAATATACAAGTAGCCATACAAAAAGGCGGTATTGATTTAGAAGATGCTATTGACTTAAGACAAATTAAAAATCTTAAATTAGCTAATCAAATGCTAAAAATTAAGAGAAAAGCTAAGATGAAGCAAGATCAACTTAGTCAACAAGCTAATATTAAAGCACAAGCTGATGCGCAAGCTGATACTGCTGAAAAAACAGCTATGGCTGAAGTTCAAAAACAAGAAGCTATATCTGGTGCAAACGTTCAGTACGAGCAAGCTAAATCTCAAATGGAAATACAAAGAATGCAAGCTGCTGCTCAAATTAAAAAAGAAGAAATGCAGATTCAGCATCAATACAACATGCAATTAAAACAAATGGATGTTGAAAATATGAAACAAAAAGAAAATAGAATAGAAGACAGAAAGGATCAAAGAACAAAAATTCAAGCAACACAACAAAGTGAAATGATAAGTCAAAGAAAAAATGATGGCTCACCAGTAGACTTTGAAAATCAAAATTTTGAACAAAGTCTTCCTCAAGTACTTTAACTATATATTAACAATTATTTAATTATATTATATTATGTCAGAAACAAAAACAAATGAACCTGTTAAACAGGAGGGTGACTTTAAAATAAAGTCTAAAAAGAAAACACCTAAAAAACTAGTCAATACAGATGAAATAGTGAAGGTGAATATTAAAGAACCTTTAGTTGATTTACCACCAGAAGTAACAAAAGTGGTAATACCAAGCGAAGAAAAAAAAGAAGATAATGCCATTCAAATCGGAGAAACAGAGAAAGTATCTACACAAGAACCATCCGGAGATAGCGCAGAGGTGGGAGAACCTATACAAGAGCCCGACGAGGTTACTGAAGGGTTTTCTACAATCACCGAAGTTAAAGAAGAAGAAGTAAAAGAAATTGCTTTAGATGTTGAAAAAGCTTTAGTAGATAAAAAAATATTAGGTAAAAAATTACCAGAAAATATAGAAAAACTAGTCGATTTTATGGATCAAACTGGTGGTACTATAGAAGATTACACAAGGCTCAATGCTGATTATTCATCCGTAGATGATGAGTCTTTGTTAAAAGAATTTTATAAAAAATCTAAACCTCATCTTAATGATGAAGAAATAAGTTTTATCATGGAAGATAGTTTCCAATATGATGAAGATATGGACGAAGAGCGTGCTGTCCGTAAGAAAAAACTCGCTAAAAAAGAAGAGATTGCAAAAGCCAAAAACTTTTTAGAAGATCTGAAAGTTAAATATTACGACGAGATTAAGTTAAGACCGGGCGTAACTCAAGATCAACAAAAAGCTACTGATTTTTTCAATCGCTACAATCAAGAGCAACAAGAAGCTGAACAAAAACACAATTTATTTAAAAAGAATACTAAAGATTTATTTGACGAAAATTTCAAAGGTTTTGATTTTAAAGTAGGAGATAAAAATTACAAGTATAATATACAGAATCGTGATAAAGTTGCAGAAAACCAATCAAACATAACTAATCTAGTCGGAAAGTTTCTAGACTCAGATGGTAACGTTAAAGATACGAGCGGTTATCACAAAGCTATGTATGCTGCTGAAAATGTAGATAAAATTGCAGCTCATTTCTATGAGCAGGGCAAAGCCGATGCTATTAAAGATGTTGTTACTAAATCTAAAAACCCTGTAGATTCTCAAGCTAGAAAATCTCAAGGCGAAGTATTTATTAACGGTATGAAAGTAAAAGCAATTAGCGGCGCGGATTCTACAAAACTTAAAATAAAAACAAGAAAATTTAACTAAAAAAAACTAACAAAAATGGCTTTAAATCCACAATTTGGAGGGTTAATCCCTTCAGGAACACAGGAGGTATTGAATAGCAATTATTTACAGTTTAACGCTGGAACAGCTGGAAACACAAATACTTTTGCACAACAATATTTACCTGAAATTTACGAACAAGAAGTAGAGCGTTATGGAAACAGAACGTTATCTGGATTCTTAAGAATGGTTGGCGCTGAAATGCCAATGACATCTGATCAAGTAATTTGGTCTGAACAAAATAGATTACATATCTCTTACTCTGGAGTAGGAATTGTTAACGTAGGCGCGGCTCCTTTAAGTGCTATTACTATTCCGGCTCCAGCTGTAAATGTAATATCAATAAATGACACTATCGTTGTTTTAAACCCTGTTACAGGTCTTGAATCAAAAGGTATTGTTGTTGATTCTGGTGCTTACGGATCAGGTGCTCTTATAGCTACTCCTAATGTTATACATTTTCAACCATTTGACAATGTAAGACTTGGAGTTCAAGCAGGATGTAAAATATTTGTTTACGGTTCTGATTACCAAAAAGGTCAAAGTATGGCTGGATTGGTTGCTCCTAACGTTCAAAACTCACCTAGAGTATCTGTTGATCCTCAGTTTACTCAATTTTCTAATTCACCAATCATATTAAGAAGCCAATACGTAGTATCTGGTTCTGATATGGCACAAATTGGATGGGTTGAAGTTGCAACTGAAGACGGAACATCTGGGTATTTATGGTACTTAAAAGCTGAGTCTGAAACTAGATTACGTTTTGAAGATTACTTAGAAATGAGTATGGTTGAAGCAGAATTTAACCAAGTAGGTAACGCTGCTGCTATTAATATTAGCCCAGGTTCAGAAGGTTTATTTGCTGCTATACAATCTAGAGGAAATGTACAAACAGGATTTACTGCTTCTGCAGGTCTTGATGATTTTGATGCAATTCTTAAAAACTTAGATACTCAAGGAGCGATTGAAGAAAACATGCTTTTCTTACAAAGACAAACTTCTTTAGATTTTGATGATATGCTAGCAAGCATCTCTGGTGGATTCGCTGGAGGAACTGCTTTTGGTTTATTTGAAAACTCAGAAGAAATGGCTTTAAACCTTGGATTCTCAGGATTCAGAAGAGGTTCTTATGACTTTTACAAAACAGATTGGAAATACTTAAACGACGCATCTACAAGAGGTGGTATCGTAGGTATCAATTCAATTGAAGGTGTATTAGTACCTGCTGGAACTTCTACAGTATATGATCAAGTTTTAGGAACTAACATCAGAAGACCTTTCTTACATGTAAGATATAGAGCGTCTCAAGCTGATGATAGAAGAATGAAGTCTTGGTTAACTGGTTCTGCCGGTGGTGCTGTTACTTCAACTCTTGATGCTATGGAAGTTAACTTCCTATCAGAAAGATGTTTAGTAACTCAAGCTGCTAACAACTTTGTATTATTCAGAGGAATCTAATTGATTCAACAAATGTAATTCTTACCCTCGTTGTATTGACGGGGGTAATTATTACTTTTATAAACTATTTAATTATATTATATTATGGCTAAAAAAGCTAAAGCAGAAACTATTGAGGTTGCACCTCAAGAGGTAGTAGTAAAAACTGCACCTACAAAACCAGCTAAACCAAGTTGGGAAATAAAAGACAGAGTATATTTTCTTAAAGGTAATAAAACACCTTTAACATATACTATACCAGGTAAACACACTAGAAAGCACGCGTTGCTTTATTTTGATGAGAAGACTGGAAAACAAAGAGAAATAAAATATGCTACAAACCAAGACTCTCCTTTGGTAGACGAGCAAAAAGGTGAATGTACTATGGGTCATATACGTTTTGACAATGGTACTTTGAAAGTAGAAAAATCTAAACAAAACTTACAAAAATTATTATCTTTATATCACCCTTTAAAAGGTAAAGCGTATGAAGAATATAGCGCTGTAGAAGAAGCTGTAGACGAATTAGATATTTTAAACCTTCAACTTGAAGCTATGACAGCAGCTAGAAATATGGAGGTAGATTTTGCTGAAGCAATATTACGTGTAGAAATAGGCTCTAAAGTAAACGACATGAGTTCTAAAGAAATAAAAAGAGATCTTTTATTATATGCTAGATCAAACCCAAATCAATTTATAGCTTTAGCTAATGACGAAAACGTTCAATTAAGAAACTTTGCTATACGTGCTGTTGAAATGAACATAATAAATATTTCAGGAGATCAAAGATCTTTTACATGGGGATCAAATGGTAGAAAACTAATGAACGTACCGTTTGATGAAAATCCATACTCTGCATTTGCATCATGGTTAAAAACTGATGAAGGCGTAGAAGTATATAGATCTATAGATAAAAAACTATAAAAACAAGTGATACTAATATAGGGCGGTTTCGGCCGCCTTTTTAGTATAAAAAATAAAAATAATGGCGGTAAATATAAATACAGTATATACAACAGTCTTGTACATTTTAAACAAAGAGCAAAGAGGTTATGTTACTCCAACGGAGTTTAACAGTATTGCCGCTCAAGTACAAGAAGAAATATTCAATTCATATTTTCCAGACGGAAATCAAGTAAACCGTCAGAATCAAAAAAATACACAAAACGATACAGAGTTTTTTAACATGTTTAAAGACGTGGCTTATAAACTACATCCTTTTGAAAAAACAATACCATTTATATATGATACAGGTTTAGCGACTTCAGTAAATGCTTTCATTCCTAATATACCTATACAAACACTCTACAAAATAGGTGATGTAATATCTAATTACACTGGTAATCATAACACGCAATCAATAACACAATTAGTAAGCGTGAGCGATTACAACAAAATAACAAGATCTAAATTAACAAAACCAACAATAAGTTACCCGTTGTTTTATACTTCTAATGCAGATGTAACTCCTGTGGCTAGCGTTGGTGCTATTCCGTTAGCAACAGCTAACTCAGCAACAGCTACTTTAGCTTTAACTAGTGGAATACCTTTTCCAAATAATACTGTTTCCGGAACTGGTATAACTGGTGGTACTACTGTTGTTTCTTTTAATCAAGTAACTAATTTGTTAACATTAAGTACCCCTCAAACACTAGCCGCTGGAGTTGTTTTAACTTTTTCTAGCGAAGTTTTTAATTCATTAACTTTAACAATAGATCCATTACCGAATAGCATAACTGTTAATGGTATAACTACGCCAACAGCTCCGTTATGGGCTTTTAGTACTGGTAGCGTAGGTCAATATATTTGGAACTCTGGAGAATCAGTTGATTTTGAACTTGATGTATCTGAAAAAACAAATATTGTAATTAATATATTAAAATACTGTGGTATAATAATAAACGATCCTCTTGTTGTTGAAGCGGCTATGCAAGAAGCTCAGCAAGTAGAAACTAATGAAAAATCTTAATACATGTCTTTAATAACTGAAACAAATCAACAATACTATCAAGGTTCGCAAGGCTTTAGAGGTGACGCAGGAAATACTGCTAATCAGACCCTTCCAACTACTTTTGATACTAATTTAGTTATGGGTAGTGCAAATAGCTGGAATCCTAACGATGCAGATTACTCTTTAAATAATTTTAAAGTATATACTAGTGCTACAGGTATTGCTGGTACTTGGTCAGAGGTTATAACGTTAATATCACTAGAAAATAACACTTTAACTTTAAGTGTTGGTCCTGGGGCAAATGCTTATATTGTTGTTCAATTAAAATCATTAACTGGAGGTAAGTACGGACTTACAGATATAGACAAAGCATTTGGTCAAGCTGTAGAAAATAATTATGGCGAATATGCTTACGTAAAACTAAATGATATTATAGATAATTATATGGTTGGTTATGTAGGTGATGGTAAAATAATACAAACAGCTAAAAAATCTGATGTGTTATTTTTTGCTAAAAGATCTTTACAAGAATTTAGTTATGATACTTTAAAAAGTATACATTCATCTGAGTTAACAATACCTGAATCTTTATCATTAACAATACCTCAAGACTACGTTAACTATGTTAGAATGTCTTGGATAGATCAACTAGGTGTTAAAAGAATAATATATCCTACAAACAATTTAACCACAAATCCTTACAATACTTTTTTACAAGATAAAGTAGGCCAACCTACTCAAGATAGTCATGGTGAAAATGTTGAGGGCACTTCTATAACAGAAGAAAGATGGAGTCAAGCTAATGATAGATTAATAAATTCAAGCTACGCTTTTGATACAGATTTTAATTATGCTATGAGTATGTATGGCATGAATGGTCCTTTTAATTGGGGTAGACTATATGGGTTAGACGCTCAATATTCTCAAGCAAACGGTTGGTTTGGTATAAACGAAAGAGAAGGTAGGTTTACTTTTTCTAGCAATTTAGTAGGAAGATTAATAGTACTAGAATATATATCAGATGGACTAGCTTATGACTTAGACACTAAGGTTCCTAAAATGGCAGAAGATGCTATGTACAAAAGCATATCTTATAATTTAATAGCTAATAGAGCTGGACAACAAGAGTACGTAGTACAAAGATTTAAAAAAGAAAAATCAGCTTCTTTAAGAAACGCAAAGATAAGATTATCTAATATTAAGCTTGATGAAATAGTTCAAGTAATGAGAGGTAAATCTAAATGGATTAAACACTAGAATTAAATGGCACAAATTGTTAATAACTTTATAAAAGGTAGAATGAACAAAGATCTTGACGATCGTTTAATACCTAATGGAGAGTATAGAAATGCATTAAACACTCAGGTTAGTAAATCTGAAGGATCAAACGTTGGTGCTTTAGAAAACGCTTTAGGTAATGGCTTAGTTTCAACAGCTGATTTTGCCACTATTACAAGTGTTTCAGATTTAAAATCTATAGGAGTTTTAACTGATGAAAACAGCGATAGTGTTTTTGTTTTTTTAACAAATAACACTACAAGCGCCTACATAGAATCAGGTACTGGCTCAAAACATTTTATATTTCAATATAACACTTTAACAGACACAGCTAGTCAATTAGTTACTGGTGCTTTTTTAAATTTTTCACAGTTAAACCCTATAACTGGAATTAATTTAATTGAAAATTTATTATTTTTTACTGACAACAGAAATCAACCTAGAAAAATAAATATAGATGATGCTAAAACTTTTTCAGCTGGCGCCGCGTCAAAGCCGTTTTATAGTAATGAAGACCAAATATCTGTAGCTAAATACAACCCTTTTCAGCCTATTGATTTATGGAGAGAAAGTCCTGACACGGCAAATAGTTTTGAAACTACTATGTTTGATGTTTCTAGCGAGTTTTATCCTGACGGAGGAACCGCGCTATTAAATGGACCAGTAAACGTTGGAGCTACTACTTTTACAGTTCAATTACCAAGCATAAACAATGATATAATACCTGGTGCAACTATAGCTTACATAGATAATAATGGAGCTTTAATTCCTATAACAGGAGCAATAGTAAGCGGGTATAATGTAGTAAGTGGAGTTGTAACGATAACTGGCGCTACAATGCCTGCTTTAATTACTGGTGTTAAAATTATTTTTAACTTTAACTATTATTACGAACCATTATATAATGGCGATCCTGATTTTTTAAAAGAAAAATTTGTAAGATTTAGTTATAGATATAAGTTTTTAGATGGTGAATATTCTATATTCGCACCATTTACGCAACCAGCTTTTATTCCAAAACAAGACGGTTATTTTATGTACAATGTTAAAGACGCTCCACCAATGAGCGTAGAAGACGAAGAAGATGCGTTTAGAAGTACTATAGTTGAGTTTATGGAAAATAAAGTAACTAAAGTATTACTTAACATTCCTTTGCCTTTAGATGTAGATATTATGCAGCCTTCTTTGTTGGTTTCATCAATAGATATTTTATACAAAGAGTCAGATAGTTTAGCTGTAAAAGTTTTAGATACTGTTACTATAGATCAAATGAAAGCTTCTACATCTTCGGTTAGATTAAACGGAGCAATAACAAGCAATGCTAACATGGCAGTAGATTATGTAAGTGGCGTTCCTAAAATTGGAGCTATAGCTAGTGGAACAGGTATTGTTAATAGACCTACGGTTGTTTCATTTAACGCAGTAACTAATGTATTAACCTTAAGTAGCGCTCAAACATTAGCTGATGACACTTTTATTACTATAGGTAATGATAAAATTTTTACTTATGAGTATCAATCAAAAAAACCTTACAAAACTTTACCATCAGACGAATTAATAAGAGTATATGATAAAGTTCCAGTAAAAGCTTTAGCTCAAGAAATAATAAGCAATAGAATAGTTTACGGAAATTTTCAAGACAAGCACACGCCTCCTGCAAGCTTAAACTACAACGTAGCTGCTAGTGAAAAATTAGATTTTTCATTAAACACAGCTGATGGTTTAGTAACTAATGGTCCTTACTCTGCTGGTGTAACTACATTAACTTTAGCTCCTAGATTAGGAACTATATTAGTTGGTGATATTATAACTGGATCAGGTATATCTAACGGTACAAGAGTTCAAACGTTTAATGGTAGCAATTCAATAACATTAACTAAAGCCACTACACTTACTATAAACAACGGTAATGTATTAAATTTTGAACCAGGCGGAGCAACTATTAATACTACTAGTAAAATAGAATACCCTAATTCTTCATTAAAAACAAATAGAAGTTATCAAGTTGGTATTGTTTTGTCTGATAGGTATGGTAGACAATCTACTGTTATATTATCATCTTCTAATGATTTAGTTACCGTTGGATCTGGTGCAGCTGCTCAAGAATTTTTAGGTTCAACTGTTTTTTCTCCATATATAACAACAGGCACTAATACTTTAACATGGCCAGGTAATTCATTAAAAGTATTATTTAATGATCCTATCTCTTCAGGAGCATTACCTAATTCACCAGGCCTATACAATGGCGATATTAGTACTAAAGCATACAACCCTTTAGGTTGGTATTCTTATAAAATAGTAGTAAAACAACAGGAGCAAGAGTATTACAATGTTTATTTACCAGGAGTTATGGCAGCATATCCAGATGATGCACTTTTAGAAATAAACAAAACATCTCATGCTGTTTTAATTAATGACAATATAAATAAAGTTCCTAGAGATTTATCAGAAGTAGGTCCTACACAAAGACAATTTAGAAGCAGTGTAGTTTTAAACGGTAGAGTTGAAAATAATGACGTTAATCAAAATCCTCCTGGAGATGATGCTGGTAGTTGGAATAAACAATACTATCCTGGTACTACTAACCAAGTTGTAAGCACTATAGCAGGAAACAATGATTTATTTAATGCTGAAAGCGCTTTGTCATATATACCTAGTGCAGAATTTTATAACGTAGACTCTGATCCATTAATAGCTAGAATATCTAATGTGGCTAAATTTGGTATACCTGCAACTATTATATCAGCAATTTCACCAGCAGTAGCAGAATCTCCTAATGTAACTGGTTTAACAAATATTATTGGCACAATATTACCAGGTATGAGTGTATCTGGTTTTGAATTACCTGCTAGTTTAAAAGTAAAATCTATAAATTCTACAAACCTTATATTAACCGAAAGCGTAACTTTAGCATTAGGTACAAAATTAATATTTACACCATCTAACCCCGATGAATCAGTTCAAAATTTAGCTGTATTAGAAACAGACGGTGTTGAGTCTTTATTAGATATATTTTGGGAAACAACTTCTACAGGATTAATAAGTGATCTTAATGATGCTATATTAGATTCAACAACATCTAGTAATATTATTAATAATTTTAATCCTAATATTTTTAATGAAGGACTTGCTGATAGCTCATTGATTTCTAGTAATTTTCAATTAGTAGATAATTTTGGCACTGCTGTTCCTTATGTAGTTCAAGACCCACCGCAGTTAACATTAACAAATGTAACCGACAACAATGGTTTACCTAAAAATGACCAATTTGAATTTGTTAATAATAACAATGGAACTTATAACATAAGAACCGTTGGCACTTTTTATTTTGGATATGATCCACCGGCGGTTGATCGATTTTTTAATTTTGAATTTACATCACTTGTTAATGGTGTTACAAATATAATAGCTATAAATAACGTAAGTTTAGGTAATTTACCACCTATAATAACAGGGTGTCCTACTGGGCCAATAACTTGGATAAGTGGTCAGTCTTTAAATTTAGTTACTTTAACTGGTAAAAATGGATCAGCTGGAACAGGAACTTCAGGAAATTCTGCTAAAGATTTAGAATATGATTTAGTTGTTATGGGTGCAGACGGAGCAAGTTACGGACCAACTAACTCATCAGTTCCAGGTAATGGAAGTTTTATATTTTCTTACAATGATATAATTGGTAGCTCCAGAACAGCTATAATAAGTTTTGCACCAGGAATACAAGTTCCTAATCAAGCTTATAATTTTACTGTAAAATTAACAGACGCTGGGCCTGATACTGACACTTGTGCTTTTGTGGTAAATGTAACTAACGGTGTTTGTGGTTATTTTATAGGTATTTTACCAAGTATAGTTGGGGCCGAAGACGTTGTTTTTACAGTAGTAAATTGTGATGGAACAACTTACACGTTTGATTATCCTAATGATGGCAGCCCGTATCCTTTTACCACTGCGGTAGTTGGGCAACCAATGAGAGGGCCTAGATTATGTGCGTTAACTACTCCTATAATGAATTATAAGATAGCTGGGGTACCACAAACAGCTTTAACTCCATTTTTTGGTCCATTATTTCCAAGTGGTAGTGGTGGTGGTGGTGGTGCTCCAATACCATCTTGTGGTGGATAACAATTAAATATTAAAAAAAACAAGTAATAATAACAATAGAATATGGCAGCACTTATAGAAGTTAAATATTTTAATACTTTTATTCTTAAAAAAAGTATTAACTCAGCTGGAAATCTTCCTAAATGGAACGGTTCTTTTGGTATACCTACCGCGAAAGGTGGTTATTCAAGAGGGGCTGCTGCTAACGAAAATCAATGGGCTATAGAAGAATCTAGAATAAGAGGTGGTTACAATAACACAAGCACCGACTACGGTGCTAAAGCTTATTTAGTAGAAGAAGAACCTAACGCTACTATAAGAGGTAATGCTTTAATATACTCAGGTATATTTAATTCTAGAACTGGAATAAACAACACTAATGTTTTTTCGGTTGGAGAAGATATAACTAAAGCCGCTAGCCCGGCCAACGGAAGTATACAAAAATTACATGCTGAAAATTCTAATTTAACTATATTTCAAGAATTAAAAGTAAGTAGAGCGTTAATAGATAAAGATGCTATATATTCTGCAGAAGGTGGTGGAGCTGTAACCTCTGCTAATTTAACTATAGGAACAATACAACCTTACAAAGGTATGTATGGAATATCTAAAGATCCTCAAAGCTTTGCTGTGTATGGGTATGCAAAATATTTTTCAGACAAAAACAACAATGCTATAATGAGACTTTCTCAAAATGGTTTAGAAGAGATATCAAGATACGGTATGTTAGATTACTTTAGAGATCAACTAAACGATATTGATACTCCAGTAGCACAAGGAACAATTATAGGTGGTTGGGACATACACAACAAACAATACGTTATTTCTACTCAACAAAACTGCGTAACGTATCCAACCTCCACAGATTATAATACTTTATCATTTGACGAAGTAGTAAAAGGTTGGACAAGTTTTTTTAGTTATAAACCTGATCAAATGTTTAGTATAAGAAATAATTTTTATAGCTTAAAAGATGGTAAGCTGTATCAACATTATGCTAATGAAAGTAATTTTCCAGGATCTAAAAGAGGTAGATTTTACAATGTTAATTATCCTTCTTCTGTGACTTTTGTTTTTAATCCGCAGGTAGGTAGATCAAAAAACTTTAAAACAATAAACTACGAAGGTAGTAATGGTTGGCAAATAAACAGTATAAATTCAGATACTACCGGTGAAGATTCTATAAAAACTAACACTGATTGGGATGTTTATCAAGACACAATAGTAACTAATATAAATTCTGCTACACCAGCTATTTATAGCTATACACAAGGTAGATATGACTCTGCTGTTCCACCAAACACCGGAACTTCAGCGGCTGTGACTCCTTTTTATTACGCAGGTTTTGATAGAAAAGAAAATAAATATGTAGCAAACTTAGTTAATAATAGTCCAGCGGCAACAGGAGAAGTTTTATTTGGTCCTGATATGAGTGGTATAAAAGGATTTATTGCTACTGTTAAAATAAGTACAGACACAGTTACAAATTATGGATCAGAAAAAGAATTGTTTAGCGTTGGATCAGAATATGTTGCTAACAATGGATATTAAAATTAAAATAAAAAAATTATGAGCGGAGTATTAGGCGGAGTTCTAAGCGTTGCCAGTGGTATTTTTGGTGCCGCAAGTGCTAACAAAAAAAGAAGAGACGCTAAAAGAAGAAGAATAAAGCTACAAACTAAACTAAATGATTTAGAAGATAGTAGACAAGATATTATAAATCCATATGAAGACGTAGAAAGTTTGAGTGGTATGATAAGTAATCCTTTTGCTAGCTTAGGTGTAGCAACACAGGCCGCTGAAATGAAAATAGAACAAGCTGATATTTCCTTAGCAAATACTCTTGATGCTTTACGATCTACTGGTGCAAGTGCTGGTGGCGCAACAGCTTTAGCCCAAGCGGCGTTACAAAGTAAAAAAGGTGTTGCAGCAAGTATAGAAGCTCAAGAAGCTCAAAACGAAAAACTAAGAGCGCAAGGGGAACAAACGCTACAACGTCAAAAAATGGCAGAAGCGCAGAGAATACAAGGTGCTGAAGTTGCTGGTAAATCATTTGTATTTAATCAAACAGAACAAAGACAAGTTGCTCAGTTAGATAGAGTATCTAGTCAATTAGTAAACCAACAAAATTTAGAAGCACAAGCTGCTAGCGATACAACATCTGCTTTAACTGGTATGGTTGGTGGTGCTATCGAAGCTTTTGGAGTGTAAAATATATAAGATGGAAAACAAAAATACAATTAACAACCTTTTAGTAAAACAAATAAACGAAAGTGATGTGATGGCTTATAATTTAGATTATTTAGCCTCACCAATTGATACAGAGTTTAGCATATTAAACAGAGCTTATCAATATACTGGCGTTGCGTATGCTAAATTAAAGTTAGCCATTCAAAACAATGAATGTATTGATGATAATTGTGAGTATGAGTTAAAAAAAATATCTCAACTAGAAGCTTACCCTCAAGATTCTTTAGATTTTTTATCAAACTTAATAGGTGAAGTTTCAGTAACTAATGAACCAAACTTTGATCCTAATAATAATTTTGTTTACACAGTTATAAGTTCTATATTTTCTGAAAAACCTGGTTTTAGCAAAAGCGATGGTTATGATATTTCATTGAATTTACTAGAAAATGGAGGTCAAGAATTAGTATTTAGCGGTCCTGGAATACCAGGTAATTTTACTATAAACAATACTGCTTTAAAATCTTTAACTGAATCAGGTACAGCTCTAGTAGCATCTACGCCAGATATAAATCAAGACATGTCAGAATTGCTTAAGGACATTGGCGTTTTTGATCCTGAAATGTTTGATGAAAAAGGCGCGTTAAAATCTTCAGCTAAAATAAGTGAAACCTTTGTAATAAAAGACGCTGAAGGAAACTATGAATACGAAGTTGTTGATTTAGGTAATGGCAAAGGTAGAAATGTTTTAAAGTATGATTTAGATAAAATACAAAAAAAAGCAACACCTTTTATAAACGCTGAAGTAGCAGGGTTATTTAGCTCAGAGCAATCAGCAGTAGCCGCTTGGAACGTTTATATAGCTCAAGGTTCTAGCGTAGAAGAAGATGATCAAATGGTTCAAAATGCTAACGCTGGTAGTAAAAGCTGGTCTTATGAAAAAGATTTACCATTAAGCCAAAATAATAAAGTTTTATTTGAAAAAAAATATAAAGAATATTTTATGAATAATTATTTAAAACAATTTACTAAAAACCAAATACCAACTGTAGAGGCTGACGCAGCCGTATTTGATTTAGCTGAGTCTAAAAAAGCAAAAGCACAAAAATTCATGGATGATAATGATTTAAATTAAATTAAATGACAAACTTAGAATACGTAATTAGTTTACAAGACCAAGGAGTTGATGAAACTGAAATAAAAAGACTAGTTAAACAAAGAAAACTAGATGACAAAGAAGTAAAGATAGACGTTGTTGCGGATCCGAAGGGTGCAGCTGTAACAACGAACCAAGAAAATGTGCCCAACGAAAATTTGGAATCAGTTTCGGAAAATGGTTCTTCGGATTTAGCAAGTGTAGATGAAAACTTTTTTAACACTGAAACAGGTCAAGCTATTGTTTTAAACAAAGCACAACCAGTAAGTCAAGGAACTAGTGTTGCGTTTGGAGACACTAATTATAAGTATGACGTAGACGTTGAAAACAACCCAGTGTTTTTTTCCAAAACTATAGGTTCAACAGAATGGACCCAAGCCCCTGTAGGATCTGAACAAGAGGCTATGATAGAAAATAGACTAGGTTTTTATAATGAAAGATTTAAAGAAGAAACAGTTCCTATAAATTTTCCAACAGATGATTTTACTTACGAAGTAGATGAAGAAGGAAGAGAAATTTTGCCAGAGGTTATTCTTACACCTATAAAGAATAATTCAGTTATAAAAATTAACAATCAAATTGTTACTAGTGATCAAATAAAACAAAAAATAGATAGCAATGCGTTAGGTTTTGAAGAAATAAAAACCGTACAAGAGTATGTTGAAAAATGGGGAGATGAAGCTGAAGTTATAGACTCTTACGAAGGTAGTATTGATCAAGATTATGACAATTATTTAAACGCAACTAAACTTACTCCTGAAGAGGAGATTAATATAAATAATACTGTTAATGATATGGACTTCACTCCTTATCAGCAAACTATTAAATCTACAGGTGGAAGCTCATTAACTGGTATATCTTCACCTACAAGTAGACAGGTAACTATACAGCCTTTTAAAGAAGAATTAAAAAAGGCTAAACAAATAATTGATAAAGAAAAAAAATTAAAAGGAGATACTTCTGCAACAACTAAAGAACAACTGCAAGGTGTTGCTAGAATTATACATGAGCAAGAATTAATTAATCCTATATTAAATAAAAAAAATAAAGATTATTTAAAAAATTTACCAAAGAAAAAAGTTAAAGAACTTTTTAATCATGCTTTAAAAATAAGAGATAGTTACGAGTGGGAAAATCAAGAAATTGATTTTATGTCTGAAATATTTAAATTAAACAACGGTCAAGAAGTTAAAAACATTAACGCTTATGAAACTTCTTTATTAACAGACGTTAAAGAATTAGAAAAATTAAAAAAAGAAAATAATCTAGATTTATATAACAGTAAACTTAAATTATATAATGATAAAGTTGATTTTGTAAATACTAACAAGCAAAATTTTGATATAAAAAAAGCAAATTTACAAATAAAAATTAAAGATTATATAAGCAATAGACAAGATTATGAAGATGCTGAAGTTTCTTTAGACTTTTTAAAAAGAAATTATAGTTTGTTTGATAAAATTTTTGGAGATTTAACTAGTGTTGACAAAACTAAAAGGTATGGTACTCTTCAACAGGGTGTTGTAGGTTTATTAGGTAAATCAGCTTATTTTACTTCAAAGTTATTAGACAAGTTAGCTAGCGCTACATTAGTTGATTCTGATGGCAAAGAAATTAAAAACGAAAGCCCTGTAACTAGTTTTCTTAAAGAAGGCTTACAAGCAAACCAAAGAATTGTTGAAAAAAGAACAAGTCTTTTTGCTAAAGCAATAGATTTTGAAAGCATTAATTCTTTTGAGACTTTTGGTTATTGGCTTGCTGATACAGGGACTACTCAATTACCTTTCTTTGCTTCAATAGGATTTGGTGGTCCATTAGGTTGGTATTTAGCTGCTACTTCTTCTGGTGGAGATTACATGACTCAAAGAGAATTAGAAGAAATAAATGGTGGAAGACCTGTTAGTGATTTTATGCTGTTACAAGCTATTGGTTTTTCAGGTTTAGAATATGTTGGTGGAATACTTCCTACTCTTAAAATCTTTAGACAATATAAAGGTGGAGGTGGAGAAGCTAGAAGAAAAATAGGTAGTGGTATAAGAGAATACTTTACACAGATAAAACAAGGTACTCCGCTTTTTATGGAAAGTGTTTTTTTAGAAGTAGGTGGAGAAACAGCAATAACACAATGGGGTCAAAACATTATAGCCGATAGACCTGTGTTTGAAAATACTTTAGAGGTTGCTTTTACGTCTGGAATGTTTGGCGTTGTTTTTGCTGGCTTTCCATTACAACAAGGAGCTATCATGGGCGCTTTGTCAGATAAAGTTAAATATAAAAAATTTACTGATGGAAACGCAGAATTAAAAAATATTACTAAAGCTTTAGAAGCCTACGATTACAATCAAGAACTTTTTGCTCAAGGTAAACTTACTGGCTATTCTATTGATATTCTTTCTCAAGAACAAGTAAATGCTTATAAAAAAAGATTTGGAGAAATAACTAAAAGAAATATAGAGATTTTAAAAGAAATAGAATCTGACGTAGCAAACAACATAGACCCATTAGGTTGGTCACTTTTTATGAAAGCTACAACTAGACAAGAAGGTTTAAGAGATCAATATGATAGTTTATTAAAGCTGGAACAAACAAAAGAAATAAAATCACTTTTAGCAAAAATAAGAATAGAATTTGATAAACTAGCTGACGCTAGAAATATATATAAAAAATCATTTACGTCTACTTATGGATTATTAGAAGAAGACGAAAAAAACAGATTAGAAAAAATAGCTGTAGCTGAATTAAAATTTGAAGGTAAACAAAGCCCAAGTGAATCTCAAGTAATTGATAAAGCAAAAAAAATAAGAGCTAGAGAGCTTTTAGAGCAAAACATGCAAAGAGATTTATTAATTGTAAATAAACTAAACGCATCTGGAATAAACACTACTTACACAACAGCTAGCGATAATTCAAAACTGATAGAAGAATATACTAAAATTATTCAAGCAAGAATTGACGATCCAAAAAATAGTACTACAGAAGAAACAGGAAATCAAGAAATTGAAGATTTTGCAAAAGGAATAAAAGATGGAACTATAAATGGTAGTAATTTTGTAAGCTTTCAAGATGGCGTAAAAGTTTTTGATGTAGTAGTTTCTATAGAAAACGCTACTAACAACTTATTACCAAACACAGGTATTCATGAAGCTTTAGGCCATACTATATTTAGTGAGGCGTTTGGAGTTAATCCACAAGCATTTAAGCCTTTTGCTAATACTGTAATGAATTTTTTAAGAGATTTTGATGTAGATGCTTACAATAGAATATTAACAAGAACAAACAATCAAACGCCTGATGAGGTTTTGACTGTGTTTTTAGAAGAAGTAGCAGAAGGTAGAATAGATTTATCTAACTACAAAAAAACAGGACTTTTAGGCGTGTTAGGATTAAATCTTAATGACGGTGTTATTGAAGCTGGTAAATTAGATATAAAGCCGTTTAATTTTAGAGGAGAAACAGATATAATAAAATATCTTGAAGGTTTGGCTGCTAAGTATAAAGATGGTACTATTACTGTAGAAGACATTAAAGACATGACTAGTTCTGATGTTTGGGATGGTGAAG